CTATGACTTTATGATAGAAAAGTCTACCGTCAACATACCAATTCCTATAAATTTCGTGAGCTTTCTTATCAAAGTCAAGTAGGTCTAGAATTGTCTTAAACTCTTCTCTTACGCTCTTCTTTATTCCATCACTTGCATTTAGGTTATCCAGGTCAATCTGAACTGGAGTATCATTTGAATCTGATACAATGGCTTCGTTAACAATATCTTCAATAGCACTATCTACCTCTGGGTGAAGTGCCATTTCACGATATCTTTTTATTAAGTCAAATTCAGTTTTATATACTCCTTCAATATCGACATATGAACCAAAAAATCCAGATGTCAAATAATGGTCAACCCCGTCCTCATTATTTGGAGGAACGGGGGAGACCGCAGAAGGGCTTAAATTATTGTCATCATCTATAGAAAATCCAAAAAGTTTTGCCACTGCTCAATAATTCTATTTTTACTTCTACTATTTATGTGCAATGAAATTATTTGTTTGGGACAGCATTAGATGTACCACCATTACCATCAGACTCCCACCATTGAACTTGGAATTCAACAGTAAATTCTGAAATAGCATCATTATTATCAAATGCAAGATCAATCTGAGATACTGCGGTTGGGAAGCAACCCCAGAACTTATAACGTCTTAATGCTGGATTGATATTTGTATCTTCAAAACTACTGCTATTTGCACTAGAACCAGGTAAAGCTCTTCCAAGTTGATAAACATAAAGTTCTTTCTGGTAAGTTGAAGGATTTGTTCTTCCTTGACCAGAATCTGCTGTACCGAGCATATTAATCCATCTTTCGAATGCTCCACGAAGACCCATATCAGTATCGTTGATAATAGTAACGGTCCATGTATCGAAAGTTCTGTCACCAGCGACTTTAAGTTGTCTACCACGGAAAGGAACTTCAATTACACCCATATTTGCTGCTGGAAGTGCAGCAGCCTTACAGAAAAATTTGCCATCACTTATTACAGGTTTTGAATCACCCTCAACGACTCCATCGGGGAAATCTAATTGAACTTCGAATAGATTGGGGCGAAGGCCTCCCCCATCAAGTTCACTTCTAAATTGAGAAATTGCTCTTTCTGAAGATTTTGTTGCTGAATACGCTTGAACTGCCATTTTTAGTGTCCTCTTATGTTAGTTATTTATTGATAAAATGGTCAAACTGTACCGACCACTTCTTCGAATGCAACGCCTGTGCGTGTAGCAACAAATGTCAGTCCGATGAAGTTAATTGACCTTGCGGGCTTGATGTAGATGTCAGCAATAAACTCATTTCTGTCAATAACATCGGGTGGGTTGTTTGAGTCATCACATACCAGTAAGAAGTCTGTGATGCCTCTCTTAGCCTGAACATCTCTCAGGTAAGGAGAAACAATGTTGACGAATGTTGATCTTGTGATTGAATCGTTGAATTCAAACAGTTGAGTGTTTGCCGCTGCTTCAATTGCCTTCTCAACTACGAGGAAGAGACGACGGACGTTGATTCTGTCGAATGCAGAATTATATCCAAGAGCAGTCTTGTCTCCGAAGAGGATGAATCCACCACCCTTATTGGAAATAACTGGATTGACTCTATTTTTATAGAGTGCATCTCTGTGTGACTGTGGGGGATCATAAGCCAACTTAACAATATTGTTGACTCCACCTCTTTGAACACCTGCGGGTGAATACCAAGGATAAACATTGAGTTCGGTTCTCACCATCATTCCGGCAACGTCTGCGTTCAGAGGGAGATAGATGAATTCGTTGTTAAATCTATCATAAGTATACTTATAACCACTATCAAATACACCATAGGATGTTGAAGAAAGTGGTGCGAAGTATTCAAGAACACTGTCTCTAGCATCATCGATTGATGAGCGATTTACAACCGCAGATCTTGGTGGTGAGATACATGCGATACAATCTTTTCTTGCGTTTGCGATATCAAGAAGTTTGATTGCCTTCGCTTGAGTTTCTTCCATGGTAGCTAAACCAGGACCCATGATCAAGAAATCAATATCAAACTCATCTCTTTCAAACAGAGCATATGATGCTGTTACATTTGATAGAGAAGTTTCGTAACCACCAATCATAGATGCTGGTGTTTCGCCGGATCCTGTAGAATAATCCTTTCCTCCGACCAGATCAAGATTAAGTGATCCGATGCTGTTGAAAGTTATTCCTTGAACATCTTGACCAAAATCTCCATCTGAAAGACCAACTTCAGTATAAGTTCCTGCATCAAATCCTGAAGATGCTGGATAAATTCCCTGAGTTAAATCAATAGTAGTACCAAGAGACTTACCAGCATAGAGATATGCTGAATTAAGAGCCAGATAATCTTTGTAGTAAGTTACTACATTTTGATCTCTGGTATCTTTTCCTTTTGAGAGGAATAAGTTCTTTTCAAGAATTTGACCAGCAACACCTGTTACAGATCCTTTATCATCAACAACAACGATATGCATTTGATCGTTCTTGCCACTTCTCTCTCTAGCATATTCACTAGTTCCTGGCTTATCTGCGATATTTTTCCAGGATACGGTTGAATTGGAAAGACCAAGAGTTTGCTGATCGTACCAATCCGTTACGGATGCTGGAGTAAATCCAGATGCACCATATGCTCCAGTAGCAACTCCAGAACCATCAATTATTGTGACAGTATCAGTTGCTTTGAGTGATAAAGTTCTTGCGTTTTCTTTATATTCGATCGCGGTAGATACTCCAGCGATGCTTACTCTTTCGGTGATTTTGACATCGAAAGAACTTGATCCTGAAGAATCAGTTTTAATTCCAGTGATAATTCCTTTAATGTGACCTTGGAATCTGGATGTAGATCCAGCGCCAGCGACTACGGCATCGATTGAAGCAGAAACTCCATAACCAACCTGAACTCCAGCAGAACTTAAATCTGCTGTACTGATTCCGACTGTTTGATCTGATCCACCATCAATAACACAAACCTTAATATCGTTGAACCAAGAACCTGGGTTCTTAGCAGCTAAATACCAAGTTGTTCCTGCTGAGTAAGCTGCTTGATAATCATCAAAGTTTTTGATCTTTAATGAAACTGAACCAGCACCAACTCCTGCGTTAGCTGTCTTTAGTTCAGTACCATCACATCTTACCAGTGAAAGAGAACCTCCATAACTCATGAAGTCAGAAGCTGCATACCAATACTCGTAATGGTTGTCTTCTAAACTTGGTTTTCCAAAGTTATCGATGAGTTCTTTTTCTGATGTGATAATTACAGGATCTTCAACTGGACCTTGTGAGAAAGGACCGGCAAGACCTCCAACAATACTAAAAGAAGCATCTACAGCTCCTACTGTTCTGTCGATTTCTCTAACAAGAACTCCTGGAGAGACTAATCCTAATGCCATTTTTATTTGTCTCCTTAAAAGAATTTCAGTGACCTAAAAATATTTAGTAAATACTGAAGTTTCAGTGGGGAAACATGACGTGAACTACCAATCTGGGTAGATATCTGGGGTAGAATCTTTCTTAGATCTACTTTCCATAATTCTCTTTTTTGCACAATCTTTACATTCATATGAATATGATGAAGATACTGGTCCTCTATCTTTTCTAGTCCTATAAAAATTATCAACTAGATTTTTTTCTACTCCACAAGATCTACAAGTTCTTTCATGCAGCAATAAGTGAGCTAAACTAAACTCCTCATCAATATTCATTACTCAGCACTCCAATCCCAATTCCAAGGGAGTACTGCGACACCCAAATATGGCATAAGTACATACTCATCTAATAATATTAAAATAGGAACAAAAATAAAAAGTTCTAGAGCTATCCTTTTCTTCATAGGTAGTGATTCCACCCATCTTCTCCAAGGATTATCTGCTAACCTATCAAGTTTAAGTTTATAGAATAATGTTTCAGACCACCAGTTAACATCAAGTATATTCTTTAACCAAATGAGAGGTGTAAACAACCATCTAATCTGCTTATTCCATCTAAAGAGAATATATATCCATCCTATTATAACTGACAATAAAATCAAAACTAATAATATGTCGTAAATCATGATAAGTAATCCCACATATGCGCCATATCACCATATTCATCCGTATACCAACGATCACCCTGGGCGTCTACAAATGAACTTTCATCAGTAATACCATCATTCAAAAATCCAAATGGAGCCATATCTTGTTCTATTTGATTCTTCTGCTCCTCATACAATTTTTTACGAACATCTTGATCTGTAAGTTCTTTGAAGTAATCTTGTGCAACTAACCATGCATAAATTACAAGGCACATTGCAAGGTCATCGTTACAACCTTCTTCTGCCTCAAAAGAATTTTTCTTAGAAATAAAAGTGGTCAATTCAGAAATTATTTCATAGTCGCAAAACAATAATTTATTCTCCTCTATTAATGTCTTTAAATTTAAAGATCCAACTTTTTTGACTGTCTTGGACATCTTCAGTCCGAGTTGCGTTTTCTTTCCAGAAAAACCTTGACCAACTACTTGACCTGCCCTACCTCTCATAGAGCACATAAGAAGATTTTGATATTCTAGGTCATATTGAATGATCGAGGCTACTTGATCCCCAACATCATTTACTTCACATAAAATATATGCACTGTTATAACTCTTAGAGACTTCATAAATTATATTTGGAAACAACATTGGTTTTATTTCGTTGTTTCTATATTTTGCAACAATCTTATGAGGGAACTCTGTGATATCAACAACTACAAATGCAGAGTAGTCTTCTCCCACACCTCTGGCAACATCAACAGTCACAATGTAATCATGATCTTTTATGGGATCTTGATAAACATCAAGACCAGCATTTCTTTTTCTTGGGTTTTCATATACCAAACTCTTTAGTTTGCTTGGAGCAATTAAAGTATCAACAGAACCAAGGAACTCACACTCAAACTCAACTTTAAACTGAGCTTCGGATGTATTTTTGATTGTAGTCGCTTTCCACTTCTCATCGCGACCTGGAACCTCTGACCAGTGAACATCAGTTGGTAAATATTCATTCAATTGACGCTCAGCATCATGCCACATTCGGTAGAAATGATTCATACCATGTGGCGTAGATACGATAATTACTTTGGTGCTTTTACCAGAAGTAATAGTAGGATAAACAGAGGCAAAGAACGAGTCAGCAACATGATTCGGGACGAACGCGAACTCGTCGAGAAAGAGGATGTTAAACGACATACCTCGCACAGCACTCGCAGACGTAGAAGCTGCCAATATCTTACTGCCATTTTCTAATTCGATAGATCCCTTATTCCAGTTCAATATACCTTGCTGCATCCACTTAGGCAAGTTCTCATACGCAGTCTGTAATCTTCCTAACAATTCCCTCGCGGTGGCTGCTTTGTTAGCAAGGATACCAATATTAACACTATCGTTAAAGACTGCGTAGTGAAGAAGATAAGATACCACAGTCGTAGACTTACCAGTCTGACGAGGCATCTTACAAATATTGAATCTGTTTTCATGGAAATTGTTAATTAACTTTTCCTGGAAATCATATGGTTGGAATTGTGTAAGACCTTCATCAAGAGAAACAATCTTGACGTGATTCTGTGCAAAATAAACTGGATCTTCCTTGCAGCGAAGGAATTCCACCATCATTTCTTCAGTCCATTCAATTTGAGTATTCGCTTTTTTTAATAAAGGATTACCAAGATAATTTTCACTCATAAAATAATCAATTATCCACAAGAATTATATTAAAAGTTGAGCTAACAATTGTTCCACCACCATCGAATGCTTGAACTTCAATGTCAGTTTTTTCAACAAACTTTAATGGAATAGAATAGTTCTTTACATGAAAACCACCTGATACTGCCATAGTATCAGCGGTAGTCATAACAAATCCATTGACAGGTAATCTAGTTCTCAAGAAAGCAGATATTGAGGTATTATAATTACCATTACCAATAGTCCATTGTGTCACATAAGCAGTTTTACCAGCAGGAACTGTATACAATGCTAACATTGTTTGACCATAACCAATAAAATTAGCACCAGTTCCATCACCACCAATGTCTGCTAATACTGTTCCAGCACCACTAGATTGAGTGCTGATGATAAGATTTCCTTTATTATACCCAGTAGATCCAGCATCGGTAATAAATGCTCGGTATACTCTTAAGAAAGTGGCAGTAGATCCAGCACCATTGACTGTTAGTTCTTCTGAAATAATATTCCAATTTTCATCCAGACCTTGAACTGTTACTTTGATAGCACCAACTTGCCCTACACCATCATCAGATGAAGCAGAGTAAACAAAAATTTGAGAAGCAGTCGTTAGATATTCGTAGATACCACCATGCTCCCAGATAGTTTCAATAGTGGTAGTTACATTAGGATTTCTACCAAACTTTTCAATAGAGGAATAACCTGCTAATTGTCCAGCAGCAATGGGAATGTTAGCAGCAGATCCATAACTATTGAGGGGGTTGCCGTCTTCATCGGCAATCATCACTACTTCAAATAGCGATGTGCCATTTGCAAGGTAAGATTGTGTTTGTTTATTCCACTGTGCCATTTAAATACCTCCTATCAACAATTCCAAGCTCTAAGTGATTTATTGATTCTGCTATCTGGATCCCTAGCAGTCTTAGCAGATGTCAATTTCTTTTTCATTCCTCTCATTCTAGCGCAAAACGATGCCCTACGCTTATTTCCAACCTTCTTGCTTGGTGCTTTAAGGTTAGATCCTGGATTTTCTCTC